GTGGTACGACAGCACGATAAAACACAGAGGCCCACCACCACCTGACGACATTAGAGAGGCGATGTCACCAGCAGAACAGCAGTGGGTGTCAAAACCTGATGACACTGATGCACCCTCAACACTGATTGCCAAAGTGCTACGCGCATGTCAGGGGAGTATGCAACACAGTAGGAAGTGGCTTAAGTGGGCGTACCCATGTACATCAGTTGAGTTGGCGAAGCGCGAGACCTATGATGTGGTGTTAGCTACAAGCACATGCCTGAGTAGTCTGGGGAGATTAGGGCCAAAACTGATGCGGGCTGCCATGGGGCTGGGGAGCCAGTGTGTCTCACGGCTCTTGCTGTACGCAGCGTCATGTGAAGAAGGAGCCGCATGTGTGGATGGCATGCTCAAGTGGGGTGCCATCTCTCGAGGGCTGCTAGGACTGGAGAAAGGTATGAAACCATGCCACCAGATGTGGCGGACAACCAATTCCAGCTGGTGTCCGCACCTGGGGCTCCCAGCAGGTATGAGCCCTGATAAGCTCATGTATGCGCAACTGCTGAGTGGGCGCTATGACTTCACTGCATTGGACGTGACTGAGGGGTTGTTAGCAAGACAAGAACTCAATCCACCAAAAGTGACAGCAACGGCGCACGGACCGGACTCTAAAATATTTGCCAAACGAATGGAGATGAAACTGTCTGAGGACAGAATGGTCGCATCTACAGCTATAGGTAAGAGGGGGAAGGACACGCTGACCGATCTGCTTGTTAGATATAGTCAGTATGCCGCAACAGGGAGTTGTAAGCGCATGCGTGGCAATCTGAATGTGGTGTGGCAGGGTGTCAAACACGAAGTTGACAATCCAAACAAGCTCGCATGGCTATCAAACCTAAGCCCAGGTGAAGTCGTAGAGGTGGTGTACGAACTGGAGGAAGGAATCAAGACGACAGGTGTCAGGAAGACAGAGAGTGGTAAGCTCCGTCTACTCCTTCCGGGGCCTGAAGCCCACTGGCTCGCTGAGACCTTAGCATTGTTGGGTGCAGAGCGCAGTGTGTTTAGACACCAGCCGGAGGTTGAGCTTGAGCGCAGTCGGGTTGATGATCTCAGAGCGGCAGTGGATAGGTTGAGCTGGGTGCAGAAGGGCATGAGTGTGGCGGCCGAGGAC